TCCCTGGAGAAGTCATAAGTAGCTGAGGTGTGATTGTCCAATTGTGGGAGCAAGACATCCAGTATCTCCCCTGTAATGGCTGCGTCGATGCCGTTGTACACCCACTCTCGTTGCATTGGGTTGAAGTCGGCTGGGCGGACCTCAGCGGTGTTGATGATTTTCACTCATCCCTCTTTATGGTTGTGGTTTTGCGCTCCGTCTTCCACGCGCCCTCATCAGTGTAGATGCTTCCCAAGTACCCAAGGGCTTTGAGGCTTTCGGGTTGGAGAGCATGGTGGAGGAGCATTGTGTCGTGCTCGGCTCCACGGACCCCAACGCCGACGCTACGCCAGAGAAAGGCGATGTCGTACATCCCGTTCTGGAAGACCTTTTTGATTGTTTTATCCTCGAGAACTCGTTTAACACAATCCCAAGCAGCGACTTCTGTTGCCAGATCAGGGAAGTAATTGTTTCCTTTTTTTCGTCGGTCAACGAATGGCACAACGAGCGCAAGGTCAGGTCTTGGGCTAAGCCCGATGCAAGTAATGCTCGTGCCAGACGTCTCGATGTCAACGCTAAGGTACCGACAGTTGCGTACGTGTCGATCAATGAACGTTCGTATTTCGTCGACATTGGGCTCAATCCATATCTCTCGTTGGGGGCGGCGGATCTCTGGGAAGGCGGCTTCTCGCTTGGCTTTGATTAGGTCGGCTACAGTCGTCGGCCGCAGTTCGTACTGATGGACCACAGCACTAGGGTGATAAGTAGGCAGGAGCTTATAGTCCCTAACAGTATGGGTAGATAGTCGCGTAGTGCCTCGGAGTTTACCAATGCCGGTGCTGCCTGCCATAGCCCACAGAGCAGTATTGCCAAGGCATACAATGAGATTAGGATCGAGTCCAAGGATCTCATCCCCGAGCCGCTCCAGTTCCCCGGTGAACTCTGCCCGGACGTACTTGGATTTGCCGAGGGACGGATAACCGGCAATGGCCTCGGCCTTGTCGCCGCAGACTTCGTCGATCTTGTTGTTGGCTGGGCGGAAGTTGAAGACGTTGGTTCGCTGAACGCCATGACGTTGCCAGATCTCCTCTGGATAGATTGGGTTGCCGGTTCGGTAATAGCTGCGCAGGTTCTGGTAGTCCTCGTCGCCGAAGTGGATCAGGTTGGCGTCGTGCATCATCCTCATTAGCTCGACGCCGGTTGGGCCGACGAACGGGCGGCCGATGCGAGCTTCGTTCTCGCCCCAGGCTTCGCCGCAGAGGAGGAGCTTCACCGCATCTCCTCCAGCACCAGCTGCGTATAGCCTACAAGGTCCTCCCAATGGTCACGGAAGTCGGCCCTACCGCTGAGGATGCGGGACCACTTCATCATGCTCTGGTCAAACACTTCCCTCTGCGTCTCGGTCATCTTGTCCCAACTAGCGGACTCGTGGCCGATCTTCTTGAGAGCTTGAGAGAGCCGGGCGTTGTCCTTGAACGCGCCGTGGGTCTTCCACCGTTCTCGTAGCAATGGCGGACGCGGGGAATTCTTAATGATATCTTTTTCCATTTCGTTCAGATCGACGTCTGGCATGTGTGTCTCCAATGAAGGGGGTGGCCCCCGGCGGAGCACAACCAACACCGGGGGCCGGTCACAAGCACGCAGGACCGAATGCTTGTGACTATTCCGCTGGCGCTACCATATCAATTTCGGCGTAGACGCCAGTGCCTTGGATGTTGGGCCTATGCTTGACATGGACCGTCACCTGGCAGCCCACGGCCTCGGGAACGAGTTGCCTTGGGGTCTTGCCTTTTACCTCAAGCCCACAGGCAATGTGGAATTCCTTCAGCCGCCACAGTGCGCCCTCGGTCTTGTAGCAGGTGTACCGAAGGGTGCGTGTGCCGATGCCGCCCATAGCCTCCAGCTCTTCGTCCGCCACGTCCTCCCCTGCTTGCTGGGGTTGGAGCGTGTACTCAACGTAAGGTGTTTGTGCTTTGCTGGATACGTCCTCCCTAAAGCTCTGGACTACGGTGAGGTAGGTGCCGGGCGGCAGTGGCTTTGGCCGTTCGACTTCGTCATAGGGTGTGTCGAGGATATCTGAGAAGTTGGTATCATTCATATGTTCATCTCCTGATATTGGTCACTTTGGCTTGCGGAGCCTCGCGCAGCGCTGCGAATAGCGTGGCAAGGCCGGTTTCTACTGGAAGGGTTTTGTGTTCCAGTGGCTTGGCAGTTGCTAGGTGTATCTGTGCATTGCTCTCTAGTTGGATCGTGCGTTTGCCTCCTATGTTGGTGTATCGGACGTAATTCGGGAAGTACTGTGGGATCTTGGGCGACAGCTTCTGCCCAACGCCTTGAGGGAAGATGAGCGGCGGGCCGCCGACCTGTTCCTGCCAGACCCCGTGGCTGATTACGATGACGTTGGTGTTGAATGACGACGAGGTCAGTCCGGCTAGGACGTCTTCAATGGCATTCTGAGCATCACCGTAAGTTGCCCGTTTATCATATTCGCCGCTACGACCTCGGGGTGTAAGGGTTTCTCTCCAATCATATGCGGCATCACAGAGGCGAGATAGGGAGTCAATGATGAGGACACAATCAGGTCCCCACTCAGATGGTTTACCAAGATCTGTGCTGTCGTACTTCCAGAGGTCCAACATTCGGATCGCTTCGATGAACGCTTTGGGTGGGCCATCTATCATAGGTCCTTGTGGGGTCATCTTGCGCTTGTCGCGCAACGTGCGGAACTCGACGTTGCCGATAAGCTTGGGACAACGGGATAAGACTTGGAACTTCAATGGGTCGAGTAGGTTATCCATGTCGAGGATGCGGAGCTTGTAGTTGGCCTCGACGAGGCTGACGCAGCTGCCGGTCTTGGCGGACTTGGCCTCGCCAATGACGAGGAGCTTAACGACGGAGTTACTTTGGTGCTGGGCTAGGCTGGGCATATGGTCACTTTCACTGTGTCACCGGGGCGAATGGAGGGTTGATCTTGTCCAATGTAGATGCTTTCCGAAGAGCCTTGCAGGTGCAGGAACCAGCCAATCGGCTGGGTCTTGAAGATGGCGTCGGGCCCATGTCCGGCGACGTGTAGCCGCTTGAACCGGTGCTCGACGTCAAGCACGGTGGCGTAGAAGACGTACGTCACCGTACCTTGAGGGGGTTCCACCGTTCGCCTTTCTTGAACTCGGCTTTGAGGAACTGCTCTCGCACCGAGGGGTCCTTGGCACAGATGGAACGGAACCGGCAGCCACCGAACTTGTCACAGGAGGTGTCGTTCTGAGGCCAGTAGTTGGTCTCGGCCCAGTACTCGGCAAGGTTGAGCCAGTACTTGGCATCCTCGACCCACTCGTCCATCTGGCCACTGGTCCTCTGGGTCATCCCTCGCACCACGCGCACGTTATCCACCATTATCTGAATGGCGTCGATTATGACGCCCTTGACCGGTGAACCAAGGACCACGTTGGCGGCGAGGGTGTACAGCGACATCTGGTTGTCGGGGTTATACTTCTCGAAGTAGTAGGACCCAGGCGTTGTCGTCGTGGTCTTGTAGTCGTTGACGTACAGGTCCCCGCCGAAGTTGACGACCCGGTCGAGGTGGCCACAGATGGTGTAGGGCAGGTCGTCATTGGATGCTCGTGGGCCAACGTCTAGCTCGAAGCGGAAGGAGAGTTCAACCGCAGCGCTGCCATCCTCCTTGATGTAGGTTGCTGCTGGGTCCTCTGCGTGCTCGTCGAGGTAGGTGATGACGGCACGGACCAGTGAGTGCCGGTTCTTGTACTTACCGGGGCGCACGTCGGTGTCCACCTCCCAGCCCCAGGTCCGATGGAGCAGTTCGTGGACCACATCCTGGAGCGCTTCGTCATGCTCGATGCCAGCCGCACGTTCAATGTGGTACTGCTGGAAGGTGGTGTGCACCTCGTTGCCAAACCGAAGGTGGATGGACTCGCCCTCGCTCTGCCAGCCGTCGATCATGACCAGCTTGTAGAGGTAGGCACAGGTCTTCGCGTAGTTGAAGGAGGTTGAGTCCCAGGCCCATTGGATATTGGTTCCCGCTATGAAGGGGCTTAGATCCTCCGTTTGATTGTCTGCGTCGGCTTCGGCGTCGAGGAAGGCGGCGATGGCTGCGGCTGGGGCCTCCTCTTCTGGGGTCGGTAGTGCCATGTCTGGTTCCATAATTGTCTCTCTGCGTGGCAAAGGTTGCGTCGGTACCAACGGTAGGTTTCTCTTGCACGGGTCATATACGTCGCTTGATTGCGCCCACAGGCTTGGGCTTGGCGGCTATCAGGTTCTGGAGAATGGGCGTAATGCTTGGCGCTGGGCCTCTGTCCTTCTTCGGTTTGAGTCCTGCCTCGAGGTTGCCGCGTTGGGCACGGTGGTAGGCAACTAGCTCGGCGATGTCGCCGGGCGTTAGATCCTTCGGTGGCGTGTCCATTATGACGTCGATTGTGTTTCCCATTTATCCTTCCTCTCTCGAAGATGTTGGCGTACAAGCTCCCGGATTATGCCAGTCCAGCCCCGGCCGTAGATGCGTTCCATCTCCACTGCGTCGGTGTAGTAGATTTGGAGGATGGTTTTGTAGGTGGGCTCATCCAATGTGATTGGCATAGTCGAGGACCTCGACGGTTTCCTTCACCAGCCACACTTCCCCATCGGCCATGCTGCACAGGCGGATGGGTTGGTGGGCTGGGATCTTCAATGCGGTGCGGGTGGCGTAGAGGATACGTGCCACGCCGCGCTGGTCGTTGTTGGGGATGGCAATGCCGACCTCTGAGCGAGCGGCTTTGTCCCAAAGGTCGGCGGCTACAGCTGGGGTAAGGGGTATCATATCCTTCTCCAGATAAGGGACTTGATGGGCGCAGGCGCGCGGATAATAGGCACGGGCGCGGGTGTGGGCGCGTCAGGCGGGGGTTCAGGCTCTATCTCGGTTAGGTCCTCTATACCCTTATATATGGGGGCATAGTGCTCAACGTATAGCCAGCACTTACCGTTGTACTGCTTGATCCGGCAGACTAGCTTATCGTAGGCCGAGGCTCCGTGCAGCGGATGCTCTGGATCAGAGTAGATCTTCTCGTTCTGGCGCCGGTTCATCTTACGCGCGTAGTTAATCCTGGTGCGTTGGTACTCGGCAGCAGTGCGGTCCGCCATTAGTAGGCGGACTCCCTTCTCGTCAGCTAGGGCACGGTCCATGACCTCGAAGCAGTCGGTGTAGGCCATGTGGCTGTTGGGGTAGCTCATCTGATGTCCTGAGTGTTGACCTCGTAGAGCACGTTTGCTGAACGGGTTTGCATTACGTACTTTAGGTTCTGGTCTTGGAGATCCTCTTTGAGGAGCCAAGTGTCCAGGAGGTAGACGGTGTCGAACTCGAGGCCCTTGGACTTGTGGCCAGTGAGGAGCTTGAGTGTGCCGGTTTGGGCGAACAGGTGCTCGACGTACTTCATTGCTAGGCCCAGGGTGTCGCCGTACGTTGCGAATACCTTCATGCAGTCGGCTATGTCGTCGGCGGATTTGCTCTCGTTGGCGAGTTTTTCCTGTCGCCAATCCTCGATAAGACTGAGAACACGGCTTCGAGGGGTATCGTCATTCCCAAGTCGGCGCATAATGCCCTTAAGCGTTGGACCAATATCTGAGCCTGCAACGGCGACAGAGCGGCCGTTCTGGAGAAGTTGCATACCGAGCTTGAACAGAGGAGCGTTGTTTCTACAGATGATTGCGCTATTCTCAATGATATCCTTATATCCAAGGTTCGGGAGTCGCTCAACGTGTCCTCCTGGCTTGATCCAACGGAAGTCCGGGGCGCGCCAACGGGCATATTCTACTACTCGCTGAGGGCAACGGAAGGAGATGGATAGCTTACACTCGGTCATCTGCCAGTGCGCTTGGGCTTCGGCCAGAGCGTCAGCACTAGCTCCACGGAACCCGTAGATGTTCTGGCATTCATCTCCAGCCCCAATAACCCGCCCTTTGCCAAAGCGTTTAAGCAACTGGAGGTTAACGGGGTTTGCGTCTTGCTCTTCGTCGACGAGGGTGAGGTCAGGTTTAGGGTATGTTCCGCCGAACAATGCTGGCATGTAAACCTGATCGTTGTAGTCACAGGATCCAGAATAAGCTGCGGTAATGGATCGGTTGAGGACTTCGTCGGTGAGCTCGAAGATGAGGTCGTCCGGCGGCGAGTCGAGCTTTGCGGCCAGTTCAGTACGGTTAGCAAGTCTGATTGCGTTAGACCATTTGCCGTCCGGGACGTACCCAATGGATTTCGCCATAGCGACGGCAGCGATGACGTCGAAGTAGACGTCCCAGAGTTCCCGGCGGACGCTCTTTGGCCCCGAGTTCTCGATGAGCGTTTTGAGGATTTCCCTGTCTTTCTTTTCATTAAGGGTTACCTTTGCGGTCATAGTACTTTGCCAGCACTGGAGGCCGATGGAGTTGAAGGTGCGTGGGTCGGTGGTCGAGAGCATCTTCTCCTTGGCTTCCTTCTGGTTCTTGGTGCCAAAGACGATGTAGAGTATCGGTTGTTGGGGAATAGCCTTCTCAATCATCTCAAACATGGTGGTCTTGCCGGTTCCGGCGCGGCAGCGCAAGAGCAGGTTATCCGAAGTAGAGGTTACGAGGTCTAGGACGTGTTGGTTCTCCTCTGTGGGCTTGGGTAGTTCAGCCTTGGGGGTCTTGGGTTTCAGGGACTTGATTATTCTCTTGGTGCTTTCTTGCACGTTCAAGGTCTCCCTCGGGGGTAAGTGTCCAGCCATTGTCTTCCAGGCTAAGTCGGACGCAATGGGTACGGCATAGGTTACGCATTCGGCATTTGCCATAGGGGCAGTTCATCGCATTAGCCACGTTGAGTGGATGGTCTGGCAGGCGGCCCACGTGCGGCCGCCGTAGCGGCGGTAGAAGCTATATGTTCGCCAGAGAGTTAGCATATGTGGGACTCCAGTTGGTCAGATATCCTGGGATTGTACGTCCAGTTGTTCGCAGACAAAGTGCCTGGGCAAGAACGTACATTCCCAATAGGTCGAAGGGGACGGCGATGGAGTAGAAGATGGTGGCGAAGCCGCAAGTGTAGAAGAGGCAGTAGGGCACACTGATTGGAGGTTCGTTGCGAAGGCCAGTAATATAATTGCCAAAACAAGACCGACGGTAGCGCAGGTGGTACAGGAAGCAGATTGCAATGACGGCGACACGCCAGTTCTCCCTACCTAGCAGGGGTAGCAGTGGTAAGCTGCCCACAATGATGAGGGCACAGTTGTGGGCGGAGGCGGAGACACGTTTCCATATCATGTCCATGCTATCCAGAAGAGGAGGACCAGGGTGCTTATGGCGAGGACGCCTATCCAGAAGGCTTGTTGGTTCATTGGAGGTTGCCCTTCGCCAGCTTGGTGATGTGCTCCTGCATATCCTTGAGGTGCTCCGTAACGTGCCACCAGCCACGGGCAATGACTGTGCCGGGCGCGTCGCCATCAGCGTTGGTTAGGTGCATGAGCATAGCCGCGTCCTCTTGTGCGAGGCGCAGATGCTCGATTAGGCGGGCGTAGCTCTCCCCCTTAGTAGGTGGCGACACGTTCGATCTCTGCTATGGTTTTCATTTAGATGCGCCGGTTTATGCGTTGCGGTGCGGGTATGGAGATGATGGAGGCGAGGTCTCGCTTCGGTGCGTCGTAGGGTACGCCGATGAGCATCTTGTCGAATGGGCCGGTTTCGGATTTGACGGTGACGTTGGCGATGGCCTCGCCAATGGAGCCGCCGGTTGAGATGACCACGTGGATGTCATCGGTGGCGATGGCTTGCCAACCGGTTGAGAGTTCGGAGAGGTTGGTTACGCGCCAACCGTTGCCGAGGAGCAACATATCCTCAAAGTCTAGCATGAGGCATATTCCTCGGTAATGCTGGTCACCTCAAGGAGGTTGAGTGAGGCGCGCCTTGTCTCGGCCCATGCTTGGGTGTCAAAGGCGGCGGGGACGACAAATGCAAGATGCCTCTTGCCGTCACGGCAGTTAAGGATGATTGCTTTCATTGGTCAAACTCCGCTTTCTTCTTGAGTGGGCCCATTGCCTTGAGCACGGCCCGTGCACGGTCACGTTGGTCATCGTTGAAGGCGTCACGCGTGGCTCTTCCCCTGTGGACGAAACGAGTCGCCGGTTTGTGTACGGCTGGCGGCGTTTTCTCTGGCGGACCAGCGTATTCTCGGCGGCGGGAACGAAGGATGTTGAGAGCTTTGGAGAGACCAGCTTCGCAGAGGGCGAAGCGTTCGATGTAGGGTATGGCACCGGCAAGCTCGACGTAGACGAAGCGGTCGTCGACCCAGCAGGTGAGAGCCCACGGTGGTTTGAAGGTGGTGATGGTGGCGCTCATTTGAGGGCTCCGAGGACTAGGGCGGCGGTGATGGCGCCGAGCAATGCGGTTTCGCCACCCGTCAGTTGCCCGGCGAAGTAGCCTATGACTGCTCCGACGAGGATGAAAGTTGCTGATACTGCACGGTCCATCATTTGCCTAACTCCTTCATTCTCCTGTGAAGCAGCTTGTGGTACGCTTGGCTTGGGCAGATCACTAGCTTGAAGGGGCCGTGATTGTCCCAAGGCTCCAGGGTATGGTGCACAACAGCGCCTTGAGGTAGAGGACGGCCCAGTGCCTTCTCAGCAAGCACAATATGCTCGTACTGCCATTTGCTATTGTGCTTCACTCGAATGTAGTAGTTCGAGAGGTTGAAGCCCTGGCGATACCTCTTGAGTTCTGTTAGCTTTGGTGTGCCCCACGAGTTTAGGGCGGTCATGCCAGTGCGGCGTTTGCGTTGATAGTGGACCCAGCATAGGCCCTTGGCAACAGCGCCTCGGTCACAGTTCTCGATGATGCAAGGCATGGCACACGAACTCCCATTGTCCCCCTATTGTACACCCTGCGCAGAAAAAAGTCAAGTCTCTTGTTGAACGAAACCCCTTGTGGCTACGTGGCTAGGTGGCTCGTGGGGTGCGACATATTGTCGCAGGGGGCTTGACAGCCGGACCAGGATATGCCATAATCCAAAGGTGGTGCGGCGACCTGCGGCGTTTTGCCGCATCGACATCGCCGCCGCGACGTGCGATAATGGTGGCAATCTGGAGTACTAAGGGTTAGCCTTTAGTAGTCCAGAGGACAAAGCCTAGCAGCAGCACCGAGTGCTATGACCTGACTAGGAAACGGACGCTCTGGCGTGTGCAACCTCAACGAGGAACTAACATGCAACTTGAGATTATGATTACCAAGGCGAAAGAGGCTCTGGGCATCGAGACGGATGAACTCCCAGAGCATGTCTACATAGCCGCAATGAAGGAGGGACTTAAACACTACGCTAATCGTGGAATGTCCAAGATCACCAAGAAGGAGTATCCCAATCCAGAGGAGTTGAAAGCGGCTGCCCTAGAGCAAGGGCAGAAGAACATGGAAGCTATCTTGGCTGGCAACATCAGGATTGTTGGGCAGACGAAGGCGTCCAAGGTATCTGGTGCTGTCATGACTGAGGCGCGAAGGCTGGCGCGTAACCTCGTGAAGGACGAGATCAAGCGCGCTGGGCTCAAGGTGTCCCACTTTGAGGCCAAGGAGATCACCAAGGCGGC